CGACCGCTCACTCTTCGTGGCTCTGCATTGAACTTCGCTACCCCGGCCGCCTTCGCATCTACCTTGGAAGGGCCCAGTTTGACCGCGACAGGTGCCGGTGCCACCTTGGGCTTCGTCGATCGTACCGACTTCACCCGTGTCTGGAACTGGTACAGCAGCGGTGCCATCTCACGCTTGTGGTACACGGGGATTGGTGACCGCCTGAGTGTCAATGCGAGTAACGGCCAGGTCAGTGCCGTATCGTTCAACCCCACGTCGTCCGCCGACGTCAAGGACTATCTGGAGGGATATGCCGGGGATGCCTGCGAAGAGCTGGATAGGCTGGTTGTGGTCACCTATCGCTACCGGCCTGAGTTTGGTGGACCCGAAGGCACAGTCGCTGGCCTGCTGGCGGAAAACGTGCAGTCAGTTTGGCCTAACGCCGTGGGTGGCGATTACGACGAAGAGCGGCCAGAACCTGTGTTGGCGGAGGACGGTACTCCGATGTTCGACGCGGAAGGGGAGCCCGTAACGGTGATGCGCACGCATCATGTGCCGATGAACATCGACATGATGCAGACCCTGGCCCGCTGCGTTCGTGCCCACCAGCAGAAGAGCCGCCGTATCCGTAACCTGGAAGCGACCGTAGTAGCTCTCCAAGACGCTATCGCGGAACTGCAGGGCCGTGCTGCGTGATCACCGCCGATGTCCAGCAGCTTGAGCCCGGGGGCCGCATCACGGTCTACGAGCTCGACGCCAGCAGCTTCGGTGCAGACCAGCTGTTCTTCCACCAGCACCTCCAGACGGGGGTGATCTGGTGGCAGGGCCAGGAATACGGCGCCTGGCCCATCGAGGCCACCGGCTTTGAGCGCACCAGTGACCAGCCGCCAAGCCCGCGGCTTCGCGTGAGCAACCTGGACGGGCGCATCGGGGCGCTGTGCATGCTGTTCGACGACATGGTCGGCGCGCGCATCATCCGCCGGCAGACGCTGGTGAAGTACTTGGACGCGGCGAACTTCACGGACGGCAACCCGACGGCGGATCCCGGCGAGCATTTCCCTGATGAGATCTGGTTCATCGAGCGCAAGGTGTCGGAGGACTTCGCAACCGTCGAATTCGAGCTGACCACCGCCATCGACCTCAACGGGGAGCAGCTGCCGGGCAGGCAGATCATCGCCGGCATGTGCGGCTGGATTATCCGCGGTGGGTATCGCGGGCCGTACTGTGGCTACAACGGCCCGGCGGTGGCCGATGCCGATGACAACCCGACCACGGACCCGTCACGGGACCAGTGCGGCGGGCGTGTGGTGAGCTGCAAGCTGCGCTTCGGTGCGGACAACCCGCTGCCCTATGGCGGCTTCCCGGCTGCCGGCCTGCTGCGCACCTGACGACCTGCAACTCACATCGCCGAACCAACAACCCCAGCCCGCCCCGTGCGGGCTTTTTCATGGGCGAAGACATGCAACAGAGCACCCTCGAAGCGATCCAGGCGCATGCCGTGGCTGAATACCCGCGCGAGTGCTGCGGGCTGGTGGTGGCCGCTGCCGCCGGCGAGCAGTACGTTCGGTGCCGGAACATGGCCGAAACCCCCAGCGAGCACTTCCGCCTGCCGGGAGAGGACTATGCCGCTGCTGAAGACCTGGGCGAGGTGCTGGCGCTGGTGCACAGCCACCCGAACGCCGCGGCCACGCCGTCCGACGCCGACCGCGTGATGTGCGAGGTCAGCGGCCTGCGCTGGCACATCGTCAGCGTGGGCCAGGCCGACGGCGTGGCACCGGAATGCCCGGACCTGCAGACCATCGACCCGTGCGGCTACGAAGCGCCACTGGTGGGCCGCCAGTTCGCGCACGGCGTGCTGGACTGCTACACCCTGGTGCAGGACTTCTTCGCGCGGGAACTGGGCGTGGTGCTGTCCCAGTACGAGCGCGACGACGACTGGTGGGAGAAAGGCCAGCAGCTCTACAGCATGGACCGGCTGCGCGCTGAGGGCTTCCAGCCCATCGAGGGCGACATGCAGCGCGGCGACATGATCCTGATGCAGATCCGCGCGGCCGTGCCCAACCACGCCGGCGTCTACCTGGGCGATGGCCAGATGCTGCACCACCTGCATGGCCGGCTGTCCGAGCGCGTGCCCTACGGTGGCATGTGGGCCGAGCGCACCTGTTATGTCGTGCGGCACAAGGCGGTGAGCCATGACTGATCGTCTCCGTACCGTAATCCTCTCCGGGCCGCTAGGCCGCGAGTTCGGCCGCGAGTTCCAGCTGGTGGTGAACAGCCCCGCAGAGGCCGTGCGGGCCCTGTGCATCCTGGTGCCGGGCTTCCAAGGCTTCCTGACCAGCGCAAAGCAGAAGGGCCTGGAGTTCGCCGTGTTCATCGGCCGGCAGAACGTGGGCCGCGAGCAGCTGCACGACCCGGTCGGCCAGGACGTCATCCGCATTGCCCCGGTGCTGGTGGGCGCCAAGCGCGGCGGCGTGCTGCAGACCATCATCGGCGTCGTTCTGATCGTCGTGGGCGTCTGGATGAACATCGTGGCTCCTGGCTCAGGTGCTGGGTTCGTTCAGATGGGCGTCGCCATGGCGATTGGTGGCGTAGTGCAGATGCTGTCGCCACAACCCAAAGGCCTCGGTGCGAAGGACAGCCCGGAGAACGCGCCCAGCTACAGCATGAACGGTACGGTCAACACCCAAGCTCAGGGCGGGCCTGTGCCGGTCGCCTACGGCGGCCATGACAGCAAGGGCATGCTGGTTGGCTCTGCGGTCATCAGCGGCGGCATCTTGGCGGAGGATCAGCAATGAACTGGCCTATGGCGCTGGGCGTGCCCAAAGAGCTGGCCCTGGCCACGGCGTGTCGTGATCTTGTTGGCGCCGGCGGCAAGGGCGGCAGCAATGCCCGTCAGCCGGTTGAAACCCCAGACAGCCTGCGGTCCATCGCGCGTGCGCGCATCCTCGATTTGGTCAGCGAGGGCGAGATTCGAGGCCTTGTCGCGGGCAACCAGTCCATCTACCTGGACCAGGTTCCCGTCCAGAATGCCGACGGCACCTTGAACTTCGACGGGGTGCGGATCGAGACTCGATCGGGAACACAGGACCAGACCTATATCGCCGGCTTCCCATCCGTCGAGAACGAGATTGCGGTCAACGTCGAGCTGCGCGGCGAAAGCCCTGTCGTGCGCTCTGCCACCGGCTCCCAGCTGTCCGCGCTGCGCCTGCGTCTGGCGGTGCCCGGCCTGCAAAAGATCAATGCCGAAAACGGCGACACGAACGGCTACAGCATCAGCTACGCCATCGATCTGTCTACCAACGGCGGCCCGTACAACACGGTGCTGAACACGGCCTTCACTGGCAAGACCACCACCCAGTACGAGCGCAGCCACCGCATTGACCTGCCGACGGGCACTTCCTGGCAGGCGCGCATCCGCCGCCTGACGCCCAACGCCAACAGCGGCACGGTAGCCGACACGGTGAACGTGTTGTCCATGACCGAGGTGGTCGACGTCAAGCTGCGGTATCCGAACTGTGCACTGGCCGCCATCGAGGTAGACGCGAGCCAATTCCAGAACATCCCGACGCGCTCTTACCGCATCTGGGGCCGCATCGTTCGGGTGCCGAGCAATTACGACCCCATCACCCGCAACTACAGCGGCGTGTGGGACGGGACGTTCAAGCCGGGCTGGACCAATAACCCGGCGTGGATCTTCTTCGACATGGTTACCAACGACCGCTTCGGGCTGGGGCACCGCATACCCGCCGATTGGGTGGACCGCTACAGGCTGTACCAGATCGCCCAGTACTGCGATCAGCTGGTGAGCAACGGGGAGGGCGGCATGGAGCCGCGCTTCACCTGCAGCCTCTACATGCAGACCCGCGCCGATGCCTACAAGGTGCTGCAGGACATGGCATCCATGTTCCGCGGCATCAGCTTCTACGCATCGGGCTTGGTTATGGCGTCGGCCGATATGCCGGCAGATCCCAAGTTTGAATACAACCAGTCCAACGTCATGGGCGGTCGTTTCACCTACGAAGGCAGTGGCCGCAATACCCGGCACACCGTGGCGCTGGTGTCCTGGACCGACCCCGACGACTTCGGTCGACAGAAGGTCGAGCCGGTGCAGTACCTGCCAGGCGTGCAGCGCTACGGCATCCAGCAGACCGAGGTGATCGCCGTCGGCTGCCATTCCAAGTCCCAGGCACAGCGAGTGGGCAACCACATCTTGTATACCGAGAACCTGGAAACGGAGACCGTGACTTTCGTGGTTGGTCTGGACTCGCTGGCGTGCATGCCGGGCGACATCATCAACATCGGCGACCCGAAGCGTGCAGGCCGTCGCAACGGCGGCCGGGTGAAGAGCGCCACCGCCGACACGCTGGTGCTGGACCTGGTGCCCGAGGCCATTGCCCCCGGCGACACCCTCCGCGCCACGCTGCCCACCGGACTCAGCCAGGCCCGCACCGTTGAGTCGATCTCCGGTAGCACCGTAAAGGTGACCGCACCGTGGTCGGCCATTCCCGTGTCGCAGTCCGTGTGGGCCGCGGAAAGCGCCGAGCTCGCCTTGCAGCAGTTCCGCGTGCTG